TGCAAGAGGCGTGTGGCGGAAGATCTCAAATAGCGAGCACCCCACATCAAGTATTTGTTATCGCCGGAAGGGTCGGCCTCCCTAAGATACTCAATGCCTCTTCTCAGGCCGTTTTGGATTGCTTCAATGTCTTCTTCGGACATCTTCTGATAGACGTCAGCAACTCTTCCAGTGCGGGATGCTTTCTTCAAGTTCTGTGCGAATGCTAGGGCATCTGTGTACCTGGATTCGATTAAAATCTCTTCATTAAGAAAGCTGCTCCACTGCGATAAAAAGTTACTCATTTATTTGTTCCGTTCCGTTGTTACTATAATTAGTTGATTTCATTCTAAACATACAAAAAAAGCACCCAAGTTTTACCCTCGGTGCTTTTTCTTCAACCGGGCTCAAATAAAAGTCAAGCCTTCCTGTTATTTTACTTAATGAATGGTAAAAGAAAATCCATACTTCTGGATGAGTTCGGTATGTTCTACAGCCATGAGTTGGACGTGGGCGTAGTAAGTCTCGGCCATCATCGGATCAATCAAGTATGAATCCTCCTTGGTCTTCTCGTTGAGTGTCGTGGGGCACATAGAAATCTGCTCTGAGATTAACTTGTCCAAGCTGTCCACTGCTGTGAAGAAGTTACATAAGAGAGGGAGGAATCCATTCTCCCACTCAGTTCCCTTTTGACTATACTCTTCAAAGAGAGACTGAATCATTCTTTTGATTGTTTTCGCCTCTTGGATTTGGTCTGCACATACTGCTGTTGGAATGAAGTAGTCTATATCTTTTTCCCACTTAGGCATCTTTCTTTCCTCGTTTACGTTTTACTTCTGTAATCCTCTGGCCTTTACCCCAGAAGTTCTTGTTGGTGATTTGGTTTGTAAGGAGGAGAGCCTCGATGTATTGTCCCCCCGCTGCGTCTTTCTTGAAGCGAGCGTCATAAGGCTCAAGGGTTCCATAGAGAGGCTTCGTAACCTTCTTCTGGTACTTCTTTCTGGCTGGGGGTTGGTTGAGAAACTCTACACAACGATGGAAGATGTCGAGTTCGTCTTCCCCTTCGGACAAGAGTTTCTCGTAATCACATTCAATCTGAACTGCAATCATCCATTTCTTCTTCCCAAAGCCAGAGATCGCATAGAAGTTAGAGCCGTGATAGCGTCCCTTCTTTTTCTTATCTGGGTTCCAGTCGGGGAGAGTGTTGCAGAATTCTGTTTGTTCTCTCAGTGTACATTCAATCATTTTTATCCCTTAAGAAGAGTTTTTGAATTCTGTGAAACCATTTGTTCAATTGCGGAGGCTTCTCCGACAACAACGATGTCGAGACCTGCGTGGCCCCTGTTCATGTAGACACGGGTGAACTCTTGCCTAGAGTCTAGTCCGTTTGGGAGAAGTCCTTCTTGGAGCTTCTGCTTAAACACTCCATCAGAGCGGAGGCAAACAACGTGCTCTGGATTGATGAAGGTCTCTCTCAATGCGTAGTTCTCGCTTGCGTTGGCAGAGTGTCCTCTACCATTCTGATAAACTTCAATTACTTTGATAACCATTTTTACTCCTGTGAAATAATTTCATATAATTCTGATGTTGGTGCGCTCCAACGGTCTCCTTCGTAAAGGATGCTACAATACACTTCTGCTGGCTTGGCTTCCAAAACGACCACATGCTTTGGTTCCTTAGTACTAAGGATGCGGTAGGGGTATCCTTGCGGGCCAATCTTAAGAAGCGTGACGTTCGCCGGGATAAAAACCAAGTCCCCTTTATTGATTCTGTTGTGGACTCGGCTCATTATCCCTCGTGCGTAATTGAATTTGCGCTGCTTGATAACCTTCTAGGATTCCTGTGCAGTCTACCAAGGCGACGTCAATGTTCCCCATTTGCTGGCGAACCTTGTCAATCTCCTCCACTGCTGCTGGTACGTTTCCGTCGTCCAGCTTCTCAAAGATACCATCAAGACTGATAGAGCCTGTATCCATTTTGGAAAGGATCTCTTTCACTCTTGCAGGAACATCTTCGATGTCAATTGTATAACTTATTTTTACTTTCATAATTGTTCTCCCTTACATTATATACAATGTAAGTCTGTTTGTCAAGTCTTTTTTGACCTTTTTAAATATCTTTCCTCGCACTCCAAAACCTTTCCTCCACTCATTGGAAGAACTGTGTAGAGCTTGGCTCCTTTGGCTGCACTTACCACTGGAAGTTCTCCTGCCGTGATGACAGAGAATACCTTCCCTGCGATGTGCGAAGGGGCGGTGGCTCTACCTTCAACCAGGGCTCCCACTTGAAAAGCACAAGGGGCATCGGTTGCTTCAATAATCTTCTTTGCGTATTTATTCTCGCACAAGGAACGATACTGTCTCTCGGTTGGGATGAAGTCTGGGTCATTCAGAATGAGATCAATCAGTTGAGCAAAGTAAGGTGGGGTGGCTTGGTAATACAGGGAGCAGATCTTAGCAGTGCGCTTTTGCTTCTCTCCATATTGTTTCACCCAATCCTCGTGTGCTTGTGTTGAAAGTGTCTCATAGTGTTCTTCAATCCGCTCCAGGGCATTATACTGACGGCTCGTAAGTCCTTGGAATTGTTCATAATAAATAGCAAGGGACTCCAGAAAAGTCTTTGTGTTCTGGGCGAGCAATGAAGAGTCCAAGAGGTTATTTAAGCGATGCGTAACATTATTATCTACAACCTTACGATGCTCTCGCTTTTTATAATTCTTGTAGTATGAGTGAGGTGACTTCATCTTATTAATAAATATGCTCTTGGCCCAATAATCACCCGCCTTCGATAACTCCGAAGTTGGTTGTGATAAGGGTAGAGGCAACTGAGGCTGCGTTTTGTAACGCTGTTCGTGTTACCTTGGCTGGGTCAACAACACCGGAGGCAAGCAGATCATCCATCCCACCAGTCGCAAAGTTCCAACCTTCGTTGTTCTCTGCGGACATAACTTGTGATACGATGAGGTCTGGTGACTCTCCTGCGTTCTTGGCCATCTGTCGGACAGGGGCAAAGACAGCACGCTTGATAATCTCAACGCCTAGTCCCTGCTCCTCTGTATCAACCTCAACATCCAGGTTGGACGCAGCACGGATAAGTGCGACACCTCCCCCTGCAACAATGCCTTCTTGTTGAGCCGAACGGACTGCTTCCAGAGCATCCTCCACTCGGTGCTTCTTCTCAATCATCTCAACCTCAGTGGAACCACCAACGTGAATGATGGCGACACCTGAAGCAAGACGTGTAATCCTTTCTTGGATTCTCTCGCACTCATGCATATCTTCGGTCTGCGTAACTTCTGTCTTGAGTGTTTCAATCCGCTCCTCAATCACATCCAAGTCTCCCTGACCGTCAACGATTGTGGTAACACGCTTGGTGATGTCAACCTTCTTAGCTGAACCCAAGTGCTCAAGTTTAATATCTTTCATCTTAATTCCTGACTCTCGGGAAACAAATGTAGCCCCAACAGAAGCAGCCAAGTCTTTTAAGATGTTCCTTCTCTCCTCTCCATAACGAGGAGCCTTTACCGCTGCAACCTTCAAGGTCCCACGCAAGGCATTCATAATGAGAGCAGCCAAAGCCTGACCCTCAATGTTCTCCGCAACAATTACGAAGGGGCGTGCCTCACGGGCAACAACCTCAAGGACAGGCAGAAGCTCTTCCACACTCTCTAAGGCATAGTCTGTAACCAAGAAGTAAGGCTCATTGTACGAAGCCGAACCTCTCCGCTGGTCCGTAATAAACTGCGGCGATAGATAACCTGAATCAAACCGAAACCCTTCCACAATGTCCAGGGTCGTCTCAACAGCACGTGCCTCCTCAACAGTGATGGCCCCATCCTTCCCAGCAGCATCGACAGCAGTAGCGATTAATTTTCCGATTGTCTTGTCGCCATTAGCCGAGATGGTTGCGATGTGCTCAATGTCTTCAGCACTTGAGATGGGTGAAGCAGCCTCTTCCAGGTTCTCCACAAGGCCAGCAACCGCTTTGTCAATGCCCCTCTTCAGTTCAACGGGCGAAGCCCCGGTCGCTAAGAAGCGTTGGGAATGCTTGAGGATTGCTCGGGCAAGAACGGTGGAGGTGGTTGTCCCATCCCCAGCGTTGTTGTTTGTTTCAGATGCTGCTTGCTTCATAATTTGAACAGCGGCGTTTTGGAACGGGTCATCCAACTCAACAAAGTTAGCGACGGTTACTCCGTCTTTGGTGACGATAGGATTGACGCCTGCCTTGTGTAAGATCACATTGCGCCCTCTTGGGCCAAGTGTGGATGCCACATTGTCGGCAAGGATGTCGATTCCGTCAAGAATCTTTTGTTGGAGGGACTCTCCCGAATCATAGTGTTTGGTCATAGTTGTATAGCCTCGTTGGTGTTGTTACTATTATAATCATTTCTACAGAAATGTAAAGGACTTATTTTACTTTATTTTTGCTCTCTAACGGACGAAACGGTTTTAGAGAGTGTATGTTGGTTAGGGGGTTGTTTCGTCGGATGGGGGCTCTTCTGCGGCCTCCACGTTGTGTGCTTCCATCATTTCCCTAATACTTTCGGGGTCATCAAGTGTGAAGGGGGACTTGCCCTTGAAGCGGAGCCTGCCTTGAACACGTAGCCCGCCGCCTACAACCTTTGTTCCGTCCTTACGGGTCTTGGAACCTGAGCGGCCTGGTCGTAGTTCGATATTGATTTCACCATCCAATTGGGGGATGGGAAGGTTCGCCGGGTTGTCTGCGAGATAGAACAGTCCACTGCCTCCGATTTGAATGTAGTTGACACCCTTCTTGCGGTAATGGTTGATGATGAAGTTGGTGGTCCTCTTGACTTTAACATTGAGGGGGCGAAGGAGTCCAAGTTGCTTTGCTTCAACCCACTTGTCTCGGGTTACGGTTGCGGGGAACTTGGTGGCTCCGACGAACTCAAGGAAGTCGTTTAGCCTGGGGACAAGCGGGGTGAGCGCCTCTTCCATAAGAGATACTGTATCTGGGTCAACAGTATCGGAAACGATGACAAACCTTTCGGTAGCGTCATCCGTAAGAGGGTTGTACCTCAAAGAAGTGCCCCCCATTTGTGCATTGCCGTCTAGCTTGACTTCAATCTTCTGAATGTTTCCACCAATGTTCATGTCGGCATCTGCCGCTGCTGCACTTGCGCCTGCACCTGAAGTAATGTTACCTGCGAGGCCAGCGGAGTTGAGAACTGCGATGACTTCCTCTTCGTAAGCGAATCCACGCTGGGACTCTTTTGTTAGCATTACCTCTTCTACTACTTCGCATAACTGCTCAAAGGATACCTTTGGGCGGAAATAGTTGTCTATTGCTTCTTCAATTGGTTTCATAATTTACTCCTACCTGGAAAAAATTTCTTCTGACGGGCTTTCCTTATACCACTTCGTCTGCGATGCCCAACTCGACCGCCTCGACCGCCGTGAGATAAACATTGACTTTTCTTCCTAAGATCTTCTTGAGGTAAGATCTAGTCATGTCTGTCTCGGCACAAAGCAATTCACTGTACTTGTCTTGAATCCAACGGACCTCGTCCATCTCATTCTCAAGGTTGTGAATGCTTCCGTGGCTTCCACCAACAACACTGTGAATCATAACACGGCAGTTGCGGCCAATCTTTCTCTTTCCTTTAGATCCTGCTGCAAGGAGCAGAACTCCTGCGGACATAACCTTTCCAATCCCTAAAGTGTTGATGTCGCACTCTTCACGCACCATACGCATTGTATCGTAGATGGCGAACATGTCGAGGGCTGAACCACCGTAGGTTGAGATGGTAAAGTCAATTGGCTTGTAGGCCGTGATGATTGCTGAAGTAGCATCTTCGGGATCTTTGAGGGTTTTGTATTTCCCCATCTCCTTTAATGCATTGAGGGCAAAGCAAAGCTCTGCTGCTTTATCTTCCACCAAGTCTCCGTAGAGTGTGAGGTTTCTGATCTTAACTTCATCTTGAGGAGGCTCTTGGGGAGAATTTAGGAACAACACTGGTGAGGAGGCGAGCATATCTTCTAAAGTTTTTGCTTGCTCCTCGGGTGTTGCTTCTGCCTTTTCCTCTTTAGGCTCTTCGTCTTCTGTTGTTTTTTTCTTTTTGGCAAAGTCCATTTATTTTGTTTTCCTTTTTTTGCGCCGTTGGGCTGCGAGACCGAGCTTGATCTTCTTTGGTTTATCTGTCTTAGAGTCAAGTTCTTCCAGTTCGAATGGAAAAGACTTTGCCCACTTAACCCAGGAAGCAATGCTATCAAAGCTCCTTGAAAAGATAACCATAGAAGAGCCATCGCCTACCAAACGCCAGTCGTCCATAATCCTATAGACCTTTCGTTTGGAGCGACCAAGTTGACCGTCCACTTGAAGGTGATAAAGATAGTCCCCCTTGATGCCAGTGGGGATTCTCCAGGCTGATGCTTTCATGTTATACTCCAAATTTGATTTTAAAGTTGAAACCATCTTATCATCCTTCCTTCTTCTTGTCAAGATTTTTCTTACGAATCTTCTCTAATCGCTGCATGTCTCTTTTATAAATATGCTCTAGTTCCTTCATCGCCCCTGTCCAGTCAATATATTTAATCAAATGCCTGTAGTGCTTAGGGAATGTGTAGATAACACGACCGATTGTTACGTCCTTCCATACCTGGTAAGACTTGTCGTCTACGATCTTAATCTTCTCTACTTCGTCTTCTGGCATCCCTGATTCTTTTAATGTTTTATATTTTAAGCCTCGGGCAAAAGAAATGTCTTCTGTGACTGCCCCTAGAACTCGAAGGGACTGTTCGTTGACCAATTTGACGTGGTCGGTGAGGTGCCCGTAGTTAATAACTGTGGAGATGATGCGGTAGGCAAGGATGCCAAACGCAAAGTACATAAACTCGTACATCTATTTTATCCTTTTGTAAAAAACTTGTCCTTGATATTCTTTAACTCTGGCTCGTAATCACCAGCTTCAATCCTATTATACTCTTTTTGGAACTTGTTTGTCAAGTATTTTTTAAAGGGGAACATCCAATAATAAGCGCCTGTGGTAAATTGTTTTACCATCCACTCGATGTTCGGGTCTCTTCCTTGCCACATCGCAACGGCCATACTCATTCTGTATCCACGGAACTCCAAGTAGGCTCGGCCTGGACTTGGTAGTGGTAGAAGGAATAGAAGAGCCCAGAGGAACGATAGGTTCCAAAAGGCTCCGAGGGCTGCGAGGGCAAAGATTTGCGGGGTGAGATAGAGAAGGTCAAACACCTTCCCCATTCTCTTGGTGTCCTGTAGGTGGACATACTCGTGAGCCAATACCTCAAAGGCTCTCCTGGGATCGTTAGGATACCAGGGAAGCTCTGGGACGTAAAGCTTCGGATAAATCACTGTGACATACTGCGTCGTAAAGCCCTTGTTGAAGAACAAGAGCTTAGACAACAGTCTCATCAGAGTGCTATCCCTCTTACTTAAAATGGCGAAACCGGGAATGTTCTTCTCGATTTCGCCATTTAATCTCTCAAGCTTTTCTTTGTTTGTCTCAATCAAACCAAAGCTCTATTACTTAGAGGTGCTCTTTGCTGTAAGACGAGCAAAGATTTTGTCGGCAAGACTCTCAGCCAATTGATCTTTCTTATCATCTTTGACTTCTTGAGTTAAGCGGGCTGCAACACGATCAACGATCTGACTTACAACTGCTTCTTCCATTACCTCTTCTTCTTCTGCGTGGGCCATTTCAGCCATCTCAAGCTCTTCGTCGTCCTCGATCTCAAGCTCGTCGTCGCCAAGGTCAACAACCTCTGTGTCGTCTAGCTCAAGCTCTGGCTCTTCGTCGCCAGTCTCAACTGTAGTTACAGTTCCAAGGGCAGCGTCGAGGGCAGCGGCAACAGCATCCATTACGTCTACTGCGAGAGCCTCTTTCTCAGCCATCTCTACTTCTTCTTCGGCGTCTTCCATGTCTGCCTCTGCGTCTTCCATCTCGTCCTCTGCGGCGTCCATGGCGTCTTCAGCAGCGTCCATGTCGTCGTCTGCGGCTAATGCTAAATCGTCAGCAGCGTCGTCCATGTCCATCTCTGCATCAGCACGAAGCTCTTCTGCCTCGTCCTCTTGCATGTAAGCGGGCATACCTTCTTCGGTCTCGTCGCCTTTCTTTGTGGTCTCATAATCACTATGAGCCTCGTCGCCATGGGCCATGGCCTCACGGTCGTCGTCGCCTTTCTTATGTCCATAGCCTTCTTCTACGATCTCTTCCTCTTTTACGATCACCTTTTCAACAGTTGAATCGGCAAGACTGTGAAGAGAAGCAAGCTTCATAAAACGGCGAAGTGTGTTCTCGTTTAGTAAGTTCTTGTTGTCACTCATGATTTGTCTCCTAATTGGTTGATTGAGTCAAGTATAAATAGTTTGTAATATGGTAAAGTCCCATAAAATCATTTCAATAGCTGTTTTTTTAAGTCTGGGAATTTCTTATCTAATTTTTTTAGTATCTCGGACTCAATTTGTTTCACTCGAACAAAGCTGACTCCAAGCCTATCTCCTACTTCTCGTAGGGTCATTGCTCCATTCTTTTGTACTGCTATCAGCGTACAGTTATTATCTTCTTCGTAATCGATCCATTGTCTGCAATCTTCCACTGGGCACGCTACGTCGTGTGCCAAACAGCAATTACAACATTCTCTTAGTCTATTCTTATTCTTACTCATAAATCTGGGTGCTCCTCTGCTATTAGGTCGAAAATACTCTCTATCTCATCTTCATTCAAGGCAAACTTTGTAGTAACTTCTTTGCCCTTTTGAACCAGCTTTCTGGACTTGGCTCTCTTTTCATCGCTGTGTATTTGTTTTTCTTTTTTATACTCTTCGATGAAATTTAAGATGTGCTCGTTCTTATTTACGTATGCGTCTAGTATTGCTCGGAAGAACTCTCCTTGCTTTACCCCATCATAGTTGAGGCGTATCTTAAGACTTGCGTGTTGTTCTGCGAAGTCTTCAAAGGAAATCTTCTTCTTGGCTCTACGACGCTTTGAAAAGTCAGTCATAACTTTCTCTGGATACGGGTACCGCTTTCAGTTTGTCCCGCTGGTGTCTGACGAATGAACTCGTGCTTGGCTCTTAGTTCCAGTAGGTTCCTTGCGCCTGAATAGGAGAGACCACTTCGGATCCCTCGCTCCAAGTCCTCAAGGATTGGGCCGACTGAACCTTTGAATGGGAGCCAGCCTGTGACGCCTTCGTTGGAAGAGAAGCGACCTCTCCACTCTACTTGGGCTTCCTTGCTCGCCATGCCTCGGTAAACCTTGAAGGCAGCACCATTGTTATAAATGATTTCTCCTGGTGCCTCCTCAGTGCCTGCGAGCATTGAGCCGAGCATAACGAAGTCTGCCCCTGCGGCGAGGGCTTTCACAATGTCACCACTGGTCTTGAACCCTCCGTCAGCAATGAGAGTTGCGTTCCGATCTGACTGGGCGCACTCAATCACAGACTGGAGTGTTGGAACCCCGTGGCCTGTTTGGATGCGTGTGCTACAGATTGAACCTCCTCCGATGCCGACCCTGATACTGTTGGCTCCCCAGTCGGCTAAGTCATTGAAACCTTGAAGGGTCGCAACGTTCCCAGCCATGATGTGAGTGTCGCTTGGGAGTGCCTCACGCAAAGAAGTGAGCGCACCCTTGACCAATGCGTGATGGCCGTGGGCCACATCAACACATAGGAAAGATACATCGTTCTCCACGAGGGTCTCGGCTCTGGCCAAGAAGTCTCCTGTAATTCCAATTGCTGCTCCGGTATGGATGCTTTGGGTGCGTAGGTTGGCGACGAGGCCAGCTTGCTCTTCAATTGAATTGTAGCGATGGATGATACCTACTCCACCTGCGGTGCTTAGGGCCTGGGACATACCCACTTCCGTGACGGTATCCATCGGGGAGGAGATGACTGGGAGGCTGAAATACATCTGGCCCAGTGTACTCCCTGCATCAATCTCTGACCGACTGGTGATGTCGGAGTATCCTGGTGTGAGCAGGACATCGTCGAAACTAACTGCCTCTTTCATTTAAACTCTCCTGAAACTCTCTGATGATCTTTTGTGCGTTGTCCCAGCAATCAGGGCAATATAGATTTACTTTACCCTCTTCTTCTCTCACAACGACGTTCCAAGACGAAACCATCTCTCGATTGGTCTTGTCGAATGAGTCTTGACACATCATACAGTGGTCTGGGATTTTATTGAAGAGACCTACCTTCTCTCCCAGGTCTTGGTCTGCGTTCTTGAATTCCTTTCTTTCACGCTTTCTAGCTTCTTTTTCTTTTTGTCTTCGGATCTTTCTTTCAAACTTACTCATTAAAAATCTCCTGTTGAGCCAAAGCCACCTTCTGAGCGAGCGGTGCCTTGGTTTAGATTGTCCTCGAACACTTCCTCAACCTCACAGGTAGAGATGGGAACGAGAACGACTTGGGCAACCTTTTGCCCTGGTTCGATTATTCGGGGAACCTTGCCGACGTTGTGAAGGTTGATGTAAACCTCTCCGTCATAGAGATGGTCAATCACGCACGCTCCCACAACCAAGTTCTTCTTGCTGGCAATACCTGATTTGTTCTTGACTTCCAACATGTGATTGGAGGCGAACTCTACCTTGATGCCCGTGGGGATCAGACAGGTCGTGTTGGGGTAGACAATGATGTTCCCCCTGTCGTCTATAGAATCAGAAGTGAAGATGTCATCTCCACGGCGGCAATAGAAGACATCGCAGCCTGCATCTGTTGGGTGTGCCCGGTGGGGAAGTTTGGCCTCTGGGCGTAGGCGGAATACTTTAAGTTTCATTTATACCTCATTGATTTTATTATACTATTTCTGGAGACGCTTGTCAACCAATTAATCTAAAGTTATGTCGAATGGAGCGAGTAGAGAATCCCCATTGTTCATCGTGCTCCAGCTTGGCGATGTAGGGTCGGTTCAAGAGAACCTTATCTTTTTCGGGGCGAACACCCCAGCATTTGATTTGTGTCGTTGTGCTGTTGCTGTCTACGACATTCACAATGTAATAGTCCTTTCCTCTCTTGGTTTTCTTTTTGATTACTTCTCTCGGGATAAACCAGACGAGGCCGAGGTCTCGGTCGAATTCTGAGATGGGAGGAATGAACTTCTCCTTAAGACTATCTTCAGTCTCTTGGTCCATTACGAGATGAATGGGGAACACGCCTGTGTATTCTGAAAGGTGTGCGATGTGTTCTTCCTTACTGAAGTCTCCTTCCTCGGCATAGAGTTCAATGTTCTCACGGAACTTCTTCAACGTCTTAGGTCGGTCGGCAACGGTAGCAGACCAGAAATGCTTCTGCCCTGTGAACCTGTCGTCCATCAAGCAATTGAGTGCGTGGCTGCGTAGAAGTACATCCAGAGCCTTCTTGTTGAGCTTGCTATAGACGATGTCGTCGTTGAAGATGAACTCCTCAATTGTATTGAAGGGGCGGTTAGCTAAGATCTGATCCATTGCCGCATCACCCAAGCCCTTGATTGAAGAGAGGGGTTGGATGAGTGTCTTCCCATCCTCTGAGATTTCCCACACTCTGCCGGAAGTATTTATTTGGAGCGGCTCAATATTGAATCCCATTGACTTTGCAATGTTGATTGCCTTTTCTTTTCTTCCTTCCGGCTCTTTCGAGAGAAACGCCGCAACCCATTCAGAGGGGTAGTAATTAAAAAGATGGGCACACTGATAACTAAGAACACTATAGCTAATAGCGTGGGACTTATTAAAACCATACCCTGAGAAGTACTCGAATGTTTCCCAGAGTTCTTCTCCTGCGGACGCCGATAGTCCTTTAGATATACAACCTTCGATGAATTTCTTGTGGATTTCATTTTTCTTCTGTGCCCCCTTACCTGTGCCCTTTTTAGTTAGTAGTTTGCGAAGCATGTTTCCTTCGTCAAGAGAAACATTCTTTCCTAGTTTGTGTGCGAGTAGAGCAATCTGCTCTTGGAAAATCAAGAAGCCATAGGTTTCTTTTGTGACCTCCCTGACGATCTTATGGACGTATTCAATGTCCTTTGGGTTTTGCTTTGCAGCAACATAGTTCCTGTCCACCTTGGCGCTCAATGGTCCTGGTCGGAAGATTGAAGTGATAGCGGAGATGTCAACTATGTTTTGTGGCTTCGCTCTTTTACAGAAACCTTGTGCCCCTTGCTCTGTGAACTGGAAGATGCCTGCCCACTTTCCGTTGTGGAAGATGTTCTTGTAGACATTCTGATCGTTCATGTTGATGACGTCTGGATGAAGGTTCTCATCATAATACCTCTTGACGTCCTCAAAGGTTGGCTCAGGAATGTTGTGATGGCGCTTGAGGATGTTGCGAACACAACCCTCAATCATTCTCAATGTGGAGAGTCCAAGGATGTCGAACTTAATAAAGCCGAGGGGCTCAAGGTGTCGGACGTTTTGGCCTTCACTCCAAGGGGTTTGACGAACACCCTTGCTGTTGACCAGGGGCATCCATTCGTCTAGGTTCTCACCAACCACAACACCACCTGCGTGGCGAGAGACACTGCGGACCTGTCCGTAGAGAGCGTCAATGTGATGAGCGACGTGGGGATACTTCTTGAGGAAGCCTTTGAGGCTGGCACTGTATTCCTTGACCTCTTCAAAGGTGGGGGCATAGACGCCTGCTTTGATGCCGTGCTTCTGCTTTGCGAGGGGCGTGGCTTCGTGGAGCATCTTCCCTGTGACTGCGTTGACCTCGGTGAAGGGGATGTCGTAGAACTTAGACACGTCCTTAACCAGGGAGCGGAGTTGAAGTGTGTTGTAGTTGGAGATGGGAACAACGGTTGTATCTCCCCACTCATCAATCAAAAGTTCTTTCAGTTCCATCGGGTCTGAAACATCATAGTCAATATCAGGATAGTCTGTTGCGTCTCTGCGAAGGAAACGTGAGAACAGGAGCCCGTACTTGATGGGGTCAATCTGTGTAATGTCAAGGACATACGCAACCAGCGAGCCTGCTGCTGAACCTCGACCTGGGCCGACAAGTTGGACTGCGGCTGCTTTATCTGCGATGGCCTTCATTGTGAGGAAGTATTTGCTGAACCCTCGGTCCTTGATGACGTTGAGTTCTTCCTTCAGGCGGTCAATGTATTCTTGGCTCTCCTGAAGGTTCTTCTCCTTAAGCCCTTTGACGCAGGCTGATGTGAGAGCGGCAACCTCTGTCATTCCTTCGGGGACCACGAAGTTGGGAAGACGGACTGTGTTGTCTGGTAAGAAGCTCTCAATACGTTCGTGAGCAATTGCGTGGGTGCGTTGGATGGAATCCATAACGAGGTCGTCGTCATATTCTACACCGAGCATTTCAGAATACTTTTTGTAACTCTCCCACATCTGGTCACCGTTCTTGGGGTAGAGTTCGTAACCAATCTCCTCAACGGAGACTGGGAGGTTGGCGTCCATGTAATCTGGAAGGCCACCCTTACTCAACCAACCAAGGCGCTTGTAGAGTTCTCGGTCTGTCCAGGCGTTGGGGTTTGGGTAATGGCTGTCTGCTGTGGAGACAAGTTGAACGTTGTATTCCTTGCAGACCTGGATGATGTACTTGTTTAGTTCGTGTTGTTCGGGGATGGCGTTCCATTGGATTTCGCCATACCAGCGGTCTCCAAAGATCTCTAACATACGCTCTGTCGTCTTTCTCATGGCAGATAGCGTTTGTTCTTCCCCCTCATCTTTATTGTTCCAATAGTCACCAGCGTAAACACCACCGAGGCAGGCGCTAGTAGAAATGATCCCGTCGCTATAGCGAGCCAGTAAGTCATAATCGATACGAGGATAACGGTAAAAGTTTTCATTCTTATAACTCTCCGAAATCAATTTGAAGATGTTGTTGAGCCCTGTCTGGTTCATCGCAACAAGAATCAAATGATTTCTACGATTGAGGATGTTTTTGATTGCCTTCTTGGAAGCGGCTTCATCCTCAATAGATAGTTTCATGTCGTCTTTCTTCTTTTTCTTGCTCTTCTTCTTTTCAGCTACGCTATCATACTCGGTCTTCCAGTCCTCAATAGAGGGCAAGAAGTATGCCTC